TCGGGATTAGTGGCGAAATTTACGGTCAAGCCGACACAAAGTTCGATTGCACTACCTTCGGAGTCACCGACTTTGACTTTTGTCTCAAACCAAATGTCGCGACCACTTGAGACCGCAAAAATTTCGTTGCCCTGAACAGAAGCACCGTCGTTATCGGTCGTCGCTTGTGAAGTGAGAACCAATGTGCCGCTTTCTGCATCAGCGCCCAAGGCTGCGGTAGCACTTGAATCTTTGATTAAAGTCCAATCATTAGTGGTATCTAAGGTGATACCAGTAAAATCGTCCATGTAAGTGACAAAATCAGGATTTGTAGAGACCGGAAGATCCGCAAACCACTTACGTGGGGAATCCTTACCGGCAAAAAGGATGGGACCAGTAAAATGAACAGCCATAATTTTCTCCTGTCGTGGCTAGTGTCAGTCACCCCATGTGACTGTCAGGATATGAAAATAATAACAAAACTACCGTAAAAAGAAAGGGCGACAAAAGCCGCCCTTCTAATTTTTTCATAAGACCTTCGTTAGGCTCCAGGAGTCCCGAAGACACAACGCCAGTCCGACACACCAAACGAATAACGTTCCCGTGCCTTAAACCGCATATTTCCGGTGTCAAAATCACCTTCCATTTGCGTTTTGATGGGCGAACGGTTGAAATATTTAAAACCGTTAGGCGCATCAGTTTTTATGAAAAAGGCATCTGTGTCTGTCAAGAAGTGGTTAACAACCGCTCCTTCAGGCAACATGCCCATTGCTTTCACGGCATTAATGTCGTTATCCGCAGTACCAGATCGCAGGTTAGAATTAATCACTCGTTCTGCAATGAATTGCAGTTCTTTCGGAATGATTAATTTTGTGCCACGAACGGCAATCTTCAAACCACGCTCGTCTGTGAGGCCAGCAATATCGATTAACATTTGCTCAAGTGAAGTTTCATTCAAATCAGCAGGTGTAGTTAAAAGATTTCTCTGGTTACCAGACAAAGAGGGGTGTGCAGAAGAACATAACGCAGCACCGTCACCAATAGGACTTCCTGTGCTAAAAGCATTGTTCAAAACAGCGGCAGCTTTAATCTGCTTGGTTTGAGCCATTGATCTAGCTAAAGCCTTGGTGTAACGAGAGGCCAGTCTATCGTAGAGATTATCTTCGATAGCTTCTTCCGTTATTGAGAACGCTAACGCAATAGTATCGTGCGTGTAACGAGCCGTATATGTTTCTTGAGCGTCATCAAACGAGATAGCAGTGCCTTCACCTTTCACAGGCGCGGTGGAGAAACCACCCAGCATTACTTCCTCTTCGAAAGCGCGGTCGGAAGATTCCTCTTCATAGATTTCCGCGTGTTCGTTTTCGTAACGATCATATTCAAGCCCGAACAAGGCATTAAGGCCTGGTTCTAGCTCTTTCGCTAATTGTGCGCGAGAAATAGCCATTTACAGACCTCCTTAAATGCCCGTCGATGTCGCAGTAGTCTGCGAATCGAATCGGCTTGTTGGTGCATTGAAATGAGCATTTAATCTTACGATCAAAGGGATTCCTGCGGCGCTATAATCTTCGTTAGCCGGGTCGTCCATAATACCGACAATGCGTAACGCAAGAGTAGCAGTCGTAGCAATCGATGAAACACTCAATGCAGAGTTAGAAACCCCCGTGCTGTCAGAACCAGTACGGGCCGAAGTACCAAGTGTGGCGTTAGCGAAGATAGCAGTCAAACCTGTTGCTCTATCTGTTAACGTCGCATCACTTGCGACTTTAAAAAGTTGGTTAGGATTATCTGCAACAAACGCTTTCACAGGGAAATTTGTGTCAACGCTGACAGAGTTAGCTCCCGGCCAATAATTGATAAAGACCGGCTTTTTCTGAGCCGAGTCTTGATATTCAACGCCCATCAGGACACCTAATGCTTGCGTCGTACCGCCGTCTGTTGCACCTGCTTGGTCTATTACACCACCAGATGTGGGGACGACAATGCCATATTGATAAATTGCATTAGTGTTGTTAGAAGCAATTTCGTACTGAGTTACCCCAGTGGAATTAGTTGCACTTCCGTTTAGCCCGATAGGACGAAGACCATAGGCGGTTGTACTATTTGCCATTATATCTTACTCCTATATGAGGCAGTCCTACTTTTGTGGACCACCGAAGGTTACACGAGATTGACGATCAGGTTTACTAATCGTCATAGTTGAGTGTGCATTCTCTCGCATCATGTCATGATCTAAAGCTTCCATTTGGTCAGCATTGCGTTGTGCAAAATACTGGTTCCTTTCGTCAGCCGTTTCTTTTGGCAATCTTGCGAGGAGAAGCCCGCCAACACCAAACACACCTTCATATTTACCTGATTCCACAACGGGAAGTTCAAAATCGGGATATTCGTCGGAGCGCACTAGCGTCCAACCTTCTCTTAATTTTGCGCTGACATTTTTTGTATCGTCAAAACCTCGCGTCTCAGCGCGGATCCAACGATGAACAAAACCTTCAGGAGCAGGTGGTGCATCTAACATAGACGGTGGAGCCCAAGGTTTTCTAACACTTTGGTTCTCCCTAGTTTGTTTAGCGCGGGGAGTTCTTTTAACAGTCATTTCAGTTTGTTCCATTTAAGTTTTACTCCTTCACGTGTTTCGCATATTCTTCAAGCGGCACACCCAATTTCTTTGCTATTGCAACTTGGCTCGGGGTGAGTCGAACCTTTTTCCCACTGCGCCCAGATTTTTTCGTTCTAGTTGCACCGGCTACCGTCTGGGCGGGTCGTTTGCCGGTATCAACCACTGTAGCAGATTCTTCTGGCTGTGTGTTAAACGCCGTCGCAATCTGTCTATCAAGTTCATTGTAATATTCATCGCTCTGCGGATCAAACCCTTCTTCCTCAATTAATTTTTTGTGAATACCAAAAGCAGCATATGTCATCGCTTCGTTTTCACCGAACCAAGGGTTTTTTGAGGCCCAAGCTTCCGCTTTTGGGTCGGGCCTTGCTGGTTGTTGAGGTTGCTGTACCGCTGGCGCAGCAGCCTGTGCCGGAGCGGCTTGTACCTGTTCTTGCTGTGCTTTTTGCCTATTTTTGGCCTGGTTTGCGCGGTCTGCCTCTATCGCTAAATTAGTAAGCTTTCGTTGGGCTGCAACGACCGCTTTGGAATCTGCCAGTTCGACCGCTTGCGCTAGTTCACTTTCCGCTTGCGCTAATTCACTTTCCACCCGGCCTGAATATTGATCGACATAATTATTGTCAAGCGCGTTAAGTCTTTGCTTCAAAGCCTCATTTTCTTTTTGGACTTCCTGCGCGTATTGAAGGGCGGCGTCAGATTGCCGTTCAGACTCTCTCATTTTCTTCGTGAGGCGATTGATACGTTTCTGTGTAGAGTTTTCCGCCTTTTCGTAATTATCCTCTACGGGCGTTTCCTCTACAGGAGCTTGCTCTACCTCTTCCGAACCGGGCAAATCAACGACAGCTTCTTCTTCACCCTCTAAATCTAAATCTACTTGCGTTTGTTCTGACATCAGTACCTCTACGTTTGTTTAATATCGTTGGGATCGAGAATAGTGGCTAAGATTTCGTCATCATTCAGAATCCTTACCTCTCCACCATCTATTTCAAACCTGGACCCCGCGTAGCGGGCAAACATTACCCATTGTTTCTCTTGACACCAAGCCCCATCTGGGAATTTCTCGGTATCTTGATAAGCCAATGGACCCATTTTCAACACGTAACCGACTTGCGTATTGACGTTTGTGCGTTCTTGTGTCTCATGAGCCAAAAGAATACCGCCCTCGGTTTTTCCTTGACCTCGATAAGGCAAAATCAAAACGCGCCATCCTGTTGGGGCGGGCATCCTTTCAAGCAATGAATCCGGTAAAGTGTCTGGGTTGAGAAAAAACGGCTCTTGTTGATAAGCCTGTTCTAAATTAGTAACGCTTGCTTCTTCAGTCATCCGATTGCTCCTGTTTATCTAGCAGGTTGGAGAGTTCCTGTTCCACGTGATTGAGGGCATCTAAATTGCCCATCAAGCCACGATATTGTTCCATTGAGTTTACATTATTATAAATTAACAAATCGATTACTGCCTGGCGTCTTTCTCGTATGATGCGATACACCGCCTCGGCAATAAAAATTTCATCCATGTCGCATATAATCTTTCAAACTCTGATAAAATCTTATCACGCGTTTGGAGTCGGCGCAAATCCCCCTATCAAAGCGTCAGAGGCTAAAGTCATACCCGTTTTCTGGTCAGGCAGCCCGGTGAACGGAATAAAAATGGGTTGTGGTAACACGAATTGTTTTTCAGGCGTTGCCGGCGGATTGAAAGGGTTCGTAGGTAATCGGTCCACCATTTGATTCTCTAAATTAGGCCCCACGTTCGACGCGACTCTTATGTCTCGCATCGTTATCGGAACAAAAGGATCCGGCTTACCGTCCGTATCGCCTCCAGGGAGGTCGCCAATAACGCCGACACTCGGCACTTCATTCGCAGGATCGCCTTTACTGACATTACTCACATTTCGACTATACACCGCCATAAATTCGCGTTCTCGTTCTTCGGGGGTCATCGATTCCCAAGTGTTTTTTGCAAGCTCATAATTAGAAACGTTGATACCATAAGTTTCCAATTCTTTGAAATCCCCACTTTCTGGTTCTTTCGGACGCGGTCCAACGGCTTCTTCAAAGCTTTTTGTATAATCATAGATAGGATTACCCTGATCATCTAGTTTCACTTTTCTGCCAGGGTTGAAAATACTCCAGGTTCCACCAGAAAGATCAGTGTCGAATTGCCTTCGAGCCGTGCCTCTAAAATCTGCCGGAGAAGTAGGAGATCCTCCTCGTCGCATAGGACGCGGACTCAAGAAACTACCGATGCCTGCTTGTAAACCCATCATGTTTTTTTCTTCCTGTTCTTACCGGCTTGTTGTAACGCAATTGCCACCGCCTGCTTATGCTTATAACCTTCTTTCATAAGCTTTGAGATGTTTGCGTTAATCACTTTCGGCTGGCGACCGGGCTTTAGAGGCACTACTTATATCCTAGATAGCCGCCGCCTTTTTTCGCCGCGCCCATGCCACGCGCCGTCAACACCTCAAGTTTCTCCGGTATTGCTACATCGGCTGTTTTTCCATAAGGTATGCGCCCCTGATCATCGATTTGTGCAAAATCAACCGCTTTTGGCGGATTAGCCGGCGTTTTACCCTCAAATTTGACTGTTCTTGCCATTGTTACCGTTCCTTTTTCAAAAGTTCTCGTTCAAGAGCCGCATTTATTCTAGCACTTGTTTGTTTTTCTTGTGAAGCAAGCCGTTGCTGGAATTGTGCTGCCCTTGTTTCTTGATTTTGTTGCTCCAGACCCAGTTTTTGCAGATCTATTTGAGTATCTGCGGCTTCTTTTTGAGCTTTTTGTTGCAATTCTTGCTGTTTTAGCTCAATGAGTGGGTCCGGTTGTCCCTGACCAGTCAATTGCGCGGACATTTCTTTCAGTTTTTGCATTCCCTGTGCCTCGAATTGGGCAATCAACGACTCCATTTCAAGTTCAGAGGCTGTCCCGCCAGCGATTTGTTGCTGCTCCATAGCGATTTGTGCTTGTTCCTGCGCCTGCACTTTGACATGTTCCATAATATGTTTTTGCAAAGCTACCGCAATCGGTGGAGACGCTGAAGCCATCGGTCCAATAGAGAAAGTAAGGTGTGTCATAATGTGCGCGTCATGATTCTGACCGGGGAACACTTTGAGCGCCAGCATTTCTATGGAATCGATGTTTTCTTGGATCGGATCTTTCGCAACCGCCTCGTCTTTAGGCGCAGATTTCATGATTCGTTCCACGTCAGTAATACCCAAAGCTTCGTACATGTCTCGGAATATCTCCGGCATGTTGTGCAAGTCCGGGGCAGAGCCCGCTAACTGCAATTTCGTTTGCGCTAACATAATACGTTGCGCTTGACTGAATACATTCGGGTTACTGACAGGAATTACGTCAATGCGATCATCAAAATCTTCGCGCATGACATCTTCTTCGGCCCCCGTCACCGTGTACGGGTATTTTTGCGGCAAGCTTTCGTGCATAACCCGCGCCAAAATACGAAATTCTTTTTTCATTGCGTAATGCAAACGCTTATGCACGGCGCTCATCACCCGCGAACCCTGCTCGAGCATCGCAATCGTGGTGCCGACTGCTGCCGACTGATTGCCATCACCCACTTTCAAGTCGGTAATCGTGGCGAACCGCTGTCCTGCTTGCACGACAAAGCCAAGCAAATTAAATAAGGTAGGATCGGGTCCTTTGAAAGGCAAGGGCATCAAGCTATCGCGTATCGCTCCACCTGGAGCGTCTACATCCCGGAACTCGCCAGGCTGCAAAGGATCGTCATCGTCCCGGATACGCAGACCTCGAGCCTTGAATCCGGCAGGCAAATTACTGAGCGTCCCAGCATCAATTAATTGCCGCAGGGCTGCGGTAGCCGTGCGCGACAGACCACCAATCGTGTGTATCAAACCTAGCCCGTAAAACCCAAAACCTGGCAAAAATTTGAAATGCGTAAAATATTGCACTTTTTGTCGAGACTCGTCATCCTCGTCGTAGTTCCGACGGATGGCTAGAACCTGACCATTGTCTTGCGACAAAGTGACGATGTAAGGAACCTTGATTCCAGTAGGTTCACCGTCCTCATTCATGTCCTCGTAACCTTCCAGGTCGAGGTCAACATGACATTCCAATAACGTGCAATCGTAATCGATTTGTGAGGGCTCAACCCCTTCGATGCGGTTGGTCTCCTCCATCACCGACGTAATATCTTGTTGCGCCGGTAACACTTCGACATCTAAATAAAAACCTGATATCTGATTTTTACGCAAATCGTTGAGAGACATGCGAACAACTTGGGTGATATTCGGACACGTCTCCAGATCTGCGGTCTCATAAGGGACGACTAAATTTTCTACCGGCACAAATTTGCTGACCGCACGGTTCAAAGCTTCATCAAAATACGTTTTCTTGAAAGTTGAGCCTGCCAGAGGCAAATAAAACAGCATCTGATCCATGTCTGGCGTGTATTCTTCCATGACATTGGTCAGGTAATAATTCATAAATTGCTTGACGCGTTGGGCCTGGTCCATTTTTTCCGCAGTTTCTTTGCCCATGACGACTGTACGCACCGGCCCAGAGGGTGGTAAAAGCTCGTTGAATGCTTGGGCTTGGAATTGTGTAGCTGCTTCGGCTAGAAGCGGGTGGGTTACGCCAGAGGCACCGCGAAAAGGTTCCGTGCGCTCTTCGTATGAAAAACCAAGTAACTCGAGCCCATTTGCGTAGGCGTCTTCCCAATCTTGCCGACTGGCTTTATTTGCGTCGAATTCGCCCAATAATTCGTTGGCGATGCGAGCAAGCTCTCGTTCTGGCATCTCTTCTGCCAGGTTCGCGTAAAAGTCGTCGCTAGTCCCTCGAGCATCCTGGGGATCAAAGTCGATGACAACACCACCGTCTTCTTCCGCCTCGATTGCAATCTCACCAACGTTTTCTGCTTGGATCATGGCAGTCACATCATTCTGTGACCCCGGTAATTCTATTTCTAGTTCTGCTTCAAGGTCTTCGATGTCCAATTGAGAGGGGACATTTCGGTCCATAAGACCACCCTGGCCGGTATCTGCTTCAGACATTTAACCCTCGCATCAACTCCATTTGATCAAAATATACATCAAGACCGCCCACAGGACCACCTTCTGCTTTATTTTCTGGCGAAAAAGATTCTGGGATGAGCGACCGATTTATCTGCGTCGGATCGATTTTGCCG